GGATTGCATCCTGAAGAAGCAGAAATTCTTTGTCTAGTAAAAGATAAAGCATTGCAAACAAAATATAAACTCACATACGAAGTAGTGTCGCAAGCATATCCAGACATCCAATGGGGAGGTCGCTCCTGATGACAAATCAACTAGAAGAACGTCCCAACAAAATAGAGGAGAAAGAAATGGCCAATTATGGGTCAGAGGAAAATAAGATTAATCCATCTGATTATGATTGCCAGATTCTTCTTGAGAAGACAACAATTGAAGATGCAAATGATAAGTCTTTTCCTACAGACGCCAGACTCATCTGGTATATTGTTGATGGTGTAAAGTACGTAGACCTTACTCGTTGTAATAAGGTATCAAAGATGTTTGATATGTATTATGATAGATATGGTAAAGATTCTGTACAAAGAATTGATTTTGGATATGGATCTATCAATCCAAAACTCTGGGGCAACAAACCAAAGAAAGAAAAGAAAAGAAAATGAGTGACGAGAATCTTAGGGATCAAATCAATGCATTGATCAAAGACGAAATCCAAGATGTCATTAATGATTATGTTGATGCCAAAGAAGAAACAAGTAAGGCTGGTGTTGGATTTATATTGGGTGACGATGAGAAGGAACTGAAAGTTAATGTATCTCAAAATGAGATTGATAAACTTATCAAAGAGTATAAAAAAATAAAGAAGAGTAAGAAATCTAATTTATCTCAAGTCAGGAAACTTGGATTGGTTGACAAACATGGAAACCCTTTAAAATAAATACACCAGCAGGAAAACAAGTATGCTTTCTACCCAATACAGGTTGCGTCTCGAAGCAATCTGCGAAAAGATAATTTCAGGTGAGGAAGTATCTTTGCCTGATATGATCTGGGCAAACAAATTGGCAAAGTCTAATCAGAGTGCATCATCAATATTGAGAAGAGCACGTAGACAAGCAAGAAATCCTAACATGCAAGAGGGTAGTCTTGATGATTTTATGAACCAGATGGACCTTGGGGACCCTGATCCATCTAATCATTCATCAGGGTTCGGTAGTGCTGATGACATTGCAGACTGGTTTTCTCATGAAAAAACAGACGACTGGAGGCAACGTGACTGATTATGTTTGTATTACATCATGGGATGAACAATTCCAATGTACTAGATATCATTATGTCCACAAATCTTCTCCCAATCCAGTAGAAGAAGTAAAAAATTTATTTCCATTCGAAGAAGTATACGAAAATGCAAGCAGTAATTTACAGCAACGGCAGTCAAGAATGTGAAAGGGCTGGTATGCTCTTGAAAAGTATTCATGAGGACTTCCATGAATACTTTTTGAATAAAGATTTTACTAATAATCAATTCCATGCAGAGTTTGGTGACAATGCTGAGTATCCACAGATTGCTATTGGACTCAAGCATCGCGGAGATCTGAAGGAGACTCTGCATTATTTGAATAAGCATAATTACATATGTTCGTGTTGATACGAAGACACTTGACTAAATAATGTATGAGGTCTATAATAAGACCTGACGTTCATCCCGCTCTCGGGTGGGACGCAAGTAAGTCGCGGAACGGAGCCGTTCATCCCAATGCTAGAGATACTATTCTACACAACACTCACATGTACTCAAACTGATGCTATTATGTTGAAGATTGAGGCAAATGAAAACCTTAGTAATTTGCTTAAGGTTGAGTTAGTTGAGACCCTCAAGGACTCAGCACCAGAATGTGATTGGTATTGGGACGCAAACGACTAAAGGAACGGACCTAAAAATCCAACTACTTTAGGAGTACCTACAATGAATACGCTAAACATGATCAAGAAGCAGATCAACAAAGCATCTGCTATTCATGACGCACAGATTACCCACACCTCATATCGTGGTGTTGAGTATTCTACTCGTTGTGTAGAAAGCAAAGAGTCTCATGGGACTTTCTGCTATCGTGGACGCACTTACACTAAGTGATTGCCAAATCAATTGAATAGTGTTAAGATGGGAGGGAAACCTCCCATTTTTTATGGAAAGAGATAAACTAAAACTGATAGTAAGGAATCTAAAACTGCTGGTTGATGCTCTTGAGTCCGAAGTGTATTCTGACACTGATTCATACACAACCAAGCAGGAAAACTTTGACGATCCTAGTACCAATTACATTTTAGATTACGACGAAGTATTTGAGGACGATGATGGATAAGATAGATACACAAGGGATGAGTATTTCTGGGAGTGGTAAAACATCACCAAAGAAATCCTATCCACCATTGGTGATACCAAAAAGAAATGTCTTTTCAGACCTAGAAAGACAAGAACTAAAGGACATTATTAACGAGACACTTGATGAACGAGAACAACGTAAAATTAATCAGCGTAACTCCTGATGCAGAGAAACACATGGCATATTGTGCTCGTGTGTCAAACCCCAATAACCAAGAGAATGAAAAGTTCTCTGGATTGCTTAAGTATTGTGTAAAGCACCAACACTGGAGTATTTTTGAGCAAGCATATATGACTCTGGAGTTGAACACTACTAGAGGAATCGCAGCTCAAGTGCTTCGACATCGTTCATTTACATATCAAGAATTTTCACAACGCTATGCTGATTCTTCCTTACTCGCGGAGAAGATCCCTCTACCTGAACTACGCAGACAAGACACCAAGAATCGTCAGAATTCTATTGATAATATTGACCCGTTTGTCCGCCAGGAATTCCAGATCAAAATGCAGCGACACTTTGAAGAAGGAATGAATCTCTACAAAGAGATGCTTGATGCATCGATTGCAAAGGAGTGTGCTCGTTTTGTGCTTCCTTTGGCATGTCCCACAAAAATTTACATGACGGGCTCAGTTCGCTCATGGATTCATTACATTGATTTGCGTTCTGCAAATGGTACACAGAAGGAGCATATGGATCTTGCACTAGGTGCAAAAGAAATCTTCTGCGAACAATTCCCTGCTGTTGCTGAAGCAATGGAATGGGTTTCATAAATATTTACACCAACAATTGAGTTATGCCAACATACCCTGTTATTAATTTAGAAACAAAAGAGAAGAAGACACTTAGTATGACAATGAAAGCATACGATGAGTGGAGAAAAGAGAATCCAGGATGGGATAAAGACTGGTCAGAAGGTTGTGCAGGTCAATCCACTGAATTTAAGTGGAGTGGTGAGGCCAATTCCAATGGATGGAATGAGGTCTTAGATCGTGCATCTAAACAACCAGGTGCAACGGTCAGCAAAAACCGCTACTACGGTTAATCCTTTACTTCTTATAGTGTATGCCTTCAAAAAGAAAGTCTCAAATTCCAGTAGTCCCATTTGGGATGAGCAACAAAAACATGAAAAGAAAGAAACCAATCAATGCAGACTTGATGAAACCCATCGAGCCACTAACAGAGAATCAGAAAGAACTTTTCCGCTGTTATGAGAACAATCAAAACATTGTTGCATATGGTTGTGCTGGTACAGGAAAGACCTTTGTAACCCTCTACAATGCTCTTAGAGATGTTCTTGACCCTAGGTCACCTTATGAGAAGATCTACATCGTCAGGTCCCTTGTAGCGACCAGAGAGATTGGATTCTTACCTGGAGATCATGAGGACAAATCATCACTTTACCAAATTCCTTATAAGAATATGGTGAAGTTTATGTTTGAGATGCCTACTGATACAGACTTTGAAATGTTGTATGGCAATCTCAAGAACCAAGGAACAATCAGTTTTTGGTCTACCTCATTCATTCGTGGTACAACTCTTGATAATGCAATCATTATTGTTGATGAATTTCAGAACTTGAATTTTCATGAACTTGATAGTATAATCACAAGGGTTGGAGAGAATAGTAAGATCATGTTCTGTGGTGATGCCACTCAATCTGATCTTGTTAAGTCTTCTGAGAAAACTGGTATTGCTGATTTTATGAGAGTTCTTAGAACAATGCCATCTATGGACATTATTGAATTTGGTGTCGAGGATATTGTTAGATCTGGTCTCTGTAAAGAATATCTAATTGCTAAAATGGATTTGAATTTATGATTTTTGAGCATTGTAATTATCTCGGTGACCTTGAACTAAACAAGAAAGAAACAACTGGCATCCGTCTCTATAATTTACCTAATGGAGACTGGGTGCCTTCTATTACTTCTGTGACATCTTTCTATAATCGACAGATTTTTATTAACTGGCGAAAGAGAATTGGTGTCGAAGAAGCAAATAAAATTACAAAGAAAGCAACTACTCGTGGTACTGATTTTCATGAAGCAGTTGAAGTATACATGCGGAACAATGAAATAAACTGGAATGACTTTCGTCCACTCACCCAGTTTATGTTTCATCATGCCAAACCATATTTGGATAAGATAAATAACATACACGCTATCGAAAGAACTCTGTACTCTGAGTACCTTGGATTAGCTGGTAGAGTTGATTGCATTGCAGAATACGAAGGAGAACTTGCAGTCATTGACTTTAAGACTTCTGAAAAAATTAAACCTGAGAAATGGTTGGAAAACTATTTCGTTCAAGAAACTTTTTATGCAGCTGCATATTACGAACTGACTGGTATCCCTGTCAAAAAACTTATCACCATTATGGTTACACCTGGTGGTGAGGTTAAGGTATTTGACAAAAGAAACAAAGGGGATTATATTAAGTTATTGGTTCGCTATATTAAAGAATTTGTATCTCACAATCTTAGGACAGAGAATGGAGAATGAACTAGAAAAAGCACTAGAAAGTAAATTCTTCTGCCCCTCTCGATTCGCGCAAGAGATTGAGTCTCTTGTTCATACCGGCGACGGGATGAGTTATATTGATGCTGTTGTTCACTTTTGTGATAACAATAGTATTGATGTGGAGTCAGTTCCGAAACTGATTTCTAAACCACTTAAAGAAAAGTTAAAGTGCGAAGCATTAGAACTTAATTTCTTAAAGAGAAGTTCCCGTGCCAAATTGCCCCTTTAAATCCATTTAGGGGGGAAAAAATTTTCGGCAAAAAATTGACCCTATTACTTTTTCATGATGCCGTTTGATGCCTACAAGCAATACCTTTCGTTGAAGAATCACTTCACGAAAGAAAAGTATGACTACCATAAGTATTGTGGTAAAAGTCGTGCCACTGTGCAGTCTTTCTACAAAAGGAAAGATAGATTTTGGTTTGAGAAAGTATCAAGGAAGAAGTCTGATCAGGAAATGATTGACTTTTTTGTATCTAACTTTATCACCTGTACGGATCCAAGTAAACTTTGGATAGGAGAAATGATACGTGAAGGTGAGGGTAGATATACATCGTGGAAGAAGCGAACCCAATCATTGACTTATTTGTTTAAGGAAGAAGCAGGGTTAATGTTTGCAGATAACAATTTTGATGGTATGTTCTCCATGGAAGGATCTAGCCATCCACAAATTCTTAAAGAGTATCTAAGAGATAGTATCTCTATCGAAACTCTAGTAATACTTGATAGGATTCTTGGGTTCAGAAAAGACTGGGACAAGAAACTACAAGACCCTGTGTGGGAAACTGTCAGTATGAGAATGAGAAAGTATTCTCCGTTTCTAAATATTGAAGTATCACGCTATAAAAAAGTTTTAAAGGAGATCGTTTTAAAGTAAGATGAGTTTTTTCGATTCTGATGTTGTCCGCGCTGAGATGACCGAAATTAGTGAATTGCAAGACGATGTTTATCGCAACGTCTTTAAATTTTCTTCAATGGATAATGAAGAAAAACTCTTTCATGTCGCGTTATTAGAAAAACTTCTTGATAAACAAAAAGTTCTCTATGCTCGCCTGAGTTTATCGGATGATCCCGAAGCAAAACAAATGAAAGATAAAATTATCGAGTCAGCAAAGATGATGGGCCTTCCCGAAGGTTCAGATTTAAATGCTGTTTTTGGTAATATGTCCAAGATGCTGGACATAATGAAAAAACAACTTGACACTACAGGTTCTGACCTGTAGAATAGCAAGGTACACACAAGCCAAATCTAATTAATCTAAGGTAATCCGAATGTCATTTTCAGATCTTAAGAAGCAATCCTCTCTGGGTTCTCTTACCTCTAAACTGGTAAAAGAAGTAGAGAAGATGAACAATACATCCGGTGGCGCAGATGAGCGTCTCTGGAAACCCGAAATGGATAAGACCGGCAATGGTTATGCCGTAATCCGTTTCCTCCCTGCCCCTGATGGAGAAGACCTTCCCTGGGCAAAGATGTACTCCCATGCCTTCCAAGGCCCTGGTGGTTGGTACATTGAAAACTCTCTGACTACAACGGGTGGTAAAGACCCTGTATCAGAATACAATCGTGAATTATGGAACAGCGGTAACGAAGCAGACAAAGATACTGTTCGTAAGCAGAAGCGCAAACTCTCTTACTATGCCAACATCTATGTTGTGCAAGACAAAGCAAACCCTCAAAATGAAGGTCGTGTCTTCCTGTATAAGTTTGGTAAGAAGATCTTTGATAAGGTCATGGAAGCAATGCAACCTGAGTTCGAAGACGAAACTCCAATCAATCCCTTTGACTTCTGGCAGGGTGCTAACTTCAAACTGAAACTGAAAAAAGTTGCTGGTTATTGGAACTATGACTCATCAGAATTTGATCGCCCTTCACCACTCCTGGATGATGACGATGCTCTTGAAGCCCTGTGGCAAAAGCAATACTCGCTCTCATCACTTGTTGCAGCAGATCAATTCAAGTCCTATGAACAACTACAAACACGTTTGAAGATGGTTCTGGGTCAGAAGTCTGCACCTGCTCGTTATGATGAAGAGACTGATAACGAAGATAACTCTCGTGGTAACTTTGCTCCCGACTGGGCAGCAAGTCGCACCCCGACAGCAGACTTCAATGCACCAGACATCACTGCCGGTCATCATCGTACCGAAGCATTAAAGTCTGCAGACTCTGATGAAGATGATGCTCTGTCATACTTCCAGAAACTTGCTGAAGAGTGAAATTAAAATAGTCTGATATTATCAGCAGTCTTCAAGGTTTCAGTCTTATATTGACTGGAACCTTTTTTGTATATCATAAGTTCATCAAGATCATCAATAATAACATTTAAATATAAAGTTTTTAATACAAAAATATTTCTTTTATCATCATTTAATTGATTCTCATATTGATAATTTGTTATTTCTTTAACCGGATTTTCAGTAACCATTCCAGATTCATCAAAGTATGTAATTGAGTAGTCTGATTCCACTCTCAATCCTTTTTGAACTATGATAACATCATCACTATTCTTAATCTCTGTTGTCTCATAATGATGAGTGTTATTTAAATTTTCATATGTACCATACTTTTCTAGTAGATAAGCATCAAAATTAAGTTGTGGCATAGGCCATTCGGATTGGATATTGATGATATTATTGCTAGTTAAAATAATCCAATCCAAATCAGATCTACCATACACATCAAATGCAACATTATCAGGTCTATCATCACCAATAATTTTATACTTAGTAAAAAATGATAGGTCTTGATAAATGTCTTGTCTGAGGGTTATTCTTTTAAATAAATTTTTTACATTAATATAATCTGATATGTTAGCATCAGGTAATCTACTGACGTATTCAAAATTTGGAACCTTGTTAAAGTAATTTGACATCTTAGAAACCTATTGCTGCGGGAAGATCACCATCTTTACCATAGTCATCGTTATATATTGGAGTAAGTTCTTTAAACTGAAGAGTCATTTGATATGATGACATAGCACCATCTTCATAAGGTGCATAATTTCCTTCAGGTGTATATGAGACACTACATCCCATCAGAGCACACTCTTTAAATTCATTTAAAAATTTACTTTTGTTGTCAGGATTTTCAGAATCTTTACCCATTTGAATATATTTAATTCTGAAAGTATGTGGAGTTCTCAAGAAGAGTCTTGATTCATCTCTAATTGGTGCCATACCTTGTTTAAAAAATCTAATTATTTTTAAAATCATTTCTGATTCATCAGCACTTCTTGGAGACATTTTAAATTGAAAACTAAAAGGTCTTAGAGATGGACCTTGAAATAAAAGTTCGAGGTTTGGATTCATAATCATTCCACCAACTCTACTCATCAAAGCATTTGCATCAGCACCGATGGCGGCCGCCGCAGTTTGCTTTGCAATTACTGATTTTATAGATTCATTATTTGATTTTACTTGACTGAATATATCTCCAAGAGCACCTTTAAGTCCTCCATTTGTATCGTTTTCTCCCAATGCTGAAAGAGCAAGTGAAGCAGCAGCAAGTTTGAGAGGATCCATTTTATCATCACCCCAACCACATGAGTTAGTATCAGAGATTCCACCTGGAATTGGTAGTATAACTGAACCAATTGATTTTCTTGAATCTAAAGAACTTCTATCTTTAAATGTTGCTCCCTGAACCTGTCTCTTCTCATACTTCAATATATCAAATTTTATAATATCTTGTGTAGGATCTCTAGTTATTGGATAATTAAAATTTCCAAAATCATTTCTTGTTCTAGATGTTTCTTTAATATTCTCAATTTTATCAAGGTTATTACTTGGTGTTGAAGTAGATGAAGGAGATGAAGTATCTCCTGTTTGTTCTTCAGTCTTTGCAATAGTTGGTGTCTTTGTTGTATCTTTTGGTGTTTTCTTGGTTTTTGGATCAATAACTCCAGGAATTTTTGATTCTTTACTCAACCTTATTTTATCTTCTTCTGTAGCATTGTTGTTAATTATTGCTGCTCTTTGAACATTATTTTGCTTTGCCAAATCTTTAGTAAAAACTTTTTGTACTTCTTGTTTAGATAGTTTTGTTCCGTTTAGATTATTATATTTTTTTACATATGCATCAGTGATTGTCCATTTATTTGGAGAACCAGGTTGAGAAGTTGCTATTATTGGTCTACCAAAGGCATTAAAAATACCTTCTTCTCCATATAAAGTTGCGCCACCGGTCTTCAAATCCACTTCCAATCTACTAGGAACTTTTCCAGTTTGATATGTATTGGCAGCTTTAGGATTGTTCGCCATTATAGACTATCTTTTTTATCTATTTAGCACAAATTTTCCATATTGTAATGATAGTAAGTCATCAAGTTCCTCCTGATGAACGATGTAGACTTGAGTCCCTAGTTCTTCCCATGTGTATTGCCTATATTCTCTAAGATGAAAATTAATTCCACGAAACCCCCACTGAAATAATTCAGTCACTGCAACTAGCGGGTGTTGATCATATTTTATGTTAGGTGTCTTTGCAAAGTATTTGAAGGTACATACGTTTCCTTCTTCTGGTATTGGTTCTACAGTATCATTCAGTGCATACATTATTAATTCCATTCTATCTCCAAGATCTTTCTCAGACTGAAGGTCACTTTTTATGGGTTCGATGCGGTTCATTTGATCCCGAGTTCGTCTTCTGTGATGATTTTAAAATTAATTCTTCTGTCTTCACAAAACTCAACTGCAGCCTTCCACTTTGCTTGATTGACTGCATAAGTCTTACACTCATAAATGTATGACTTAGTAACTCTTGACTTTTTCTTAGGTTCTAATGTTTGTCTTTTTGGTTTTACTTCAATTACATATGTCTTAATATGACCTGTACTTTCCTTCACTTTCATGATAAAATCTGGAAAATATCTATGGACTCTATTATCAAGTGGTGAGATGTAAGGAATATGAAATTCTTCACTACCCCACTCAAGAACATTTTCATTTAGATCGCAGTAGTGACAGAACTTACGCTCCCAACTACTACGACATATGATATTATTTGGATTGCCTTTATATTTCTTTGGAAATGATGGTTTGTATTTACTTTTAATACTTTCTGCCATACATAATATATAAGGTTAAAATTATTTATAGATGGCAAAGTCCGCCAATAATCAGTCTAATAAAGATCAAGCAAAAAGAGTAAATGTTGATGAGATTAAGGCTAATCTCTTAAGACCATCATTAACATCATATTTTGCTGTTGAAATACCTCTACCCAATAGTGGAAAATTGAATGATCAATTGAAAAAAGTTTTGGGGCAGGATCAAAGAAAGTTAAACTTACTTTGCACAGATAGTTCTTTGCCAGGTTCCAGATTGACAACGATGGATATTAATAATGATAGAACAGGTGTGACAGAGAAGCACGCATATCGTAGAATGTTTGATGATAGTGTTGATTTTACTTTTTATGTTGATGCAGATAAGTATCTTCCCATTTTATTTTTTGAAACTTGGATGAAAGGTATTATGAATGAAAGCGATGATCCATTTTCTGGTGGTATTGGTCCTGTAGTAAATACAAAAAGTTCTCCAAAATCAAAACAGTATCATTATAAAGCATCCTATCCAGACACATACATGGCAGATCAAGGACTTAAGATTTTAAAATTTGAAAGAGATTATAAATCAGTTTTAACTTACGAATTTTATAGGGCATTTCCTTTAAGTGTTGCATCAATGCCAGTATCTTATAGTGGTAATGATTTATTGAAGTGTACTGTTTCTATGTCATATATTAGATATATTCAAACTGGACCTACAGCACTTGATGATGCATTTGATGGTTCTGGATTATTTGGCGGATCTAATTCAATTTTAAATAGTGCTGCAAACTTTCTTAAAGCTGGTGCTGATGATTTGCTTAAATCCGCATTCAACATAACATAATAAATAATCATACTGAAAAAACTCTTTAGGATATTATGCCTTTACCAAAGATTGCTACACCAATATATGAACTTGAATTGCCATCAACAGGAGAAACAATTAAGTTTAGACCTTTCTTAGTTAAGGAAGAGAAACTTCTTGTTCTTGCATTAGAAAGTGAAGATACAAAACAAATCACTAATGCAATCAAATCTGTTATCAAGAATTGTATTCAAACAAAAGGAATCAAAGTTGAAGCACTTCCTACATTTGATATTGAATTTTTGTTTCTTAATATTAGAGGAAAATCTGTTGGTGAAAACATTGAAGTAAATATTATTTGTCCTGACGATGAGACTACAGAGGTGCCTGTAACTATTGACCTTGATGAAATTCGTGTTCAAACAAATGATGATCATACTAGACAAATTAAAATTGATGACGCCTTGATGATGGAGATGAAGTATCCATCTCTTGATCAGTTTATTAAAAATAATTTTGACTTTGAAGATAAAAATGTAATGGACCAATCATTTGATTTGATTGCATCTTGTGTTGATAAAATTTATTCTGAAGATGATGTATGGGCAGCAGATGATTGCACTAAGAAAGAACTTAAAGATTTCTTAGATCAAATGAATTCATCTCAGTTCAAGTCAATTGAAACATTCTTTGAGACTATGCCGAAGTTGTCACATAAAATTAAAGTGACAAATCCAAATACAAAAGTTGAAAGTGAAGTTGTATTGGAAGGACTAGCAAGTTTTTTCGCATAGCCCTGGTACATATGAGTCTTGTTAGTTATTTTAAATTAAACTTTGCCTTGATGCAGTATCATAAATACTCATTAACTGAGATTGAAAATATGATACCATGGGAACGAGACATTTATGTTTCGTTATTGGAGCAGCATCTTGAGGAAGAAAAACTAAAACAACAGCAAGCGAATGGCATCTAGGGCAACTCAAACTGACACTGGTATAGATCCACAGATAGCAGAGTTGCTTGGGTTAGACTTTACTGCCGACTTAGATCGCGAAGATTATATTTCTCTTCTTAAAGAGAAGATGATGGCTGGTAGAATGTCTAGCAGCAAATTGTCATCAGAAGAGACTGAGATTCTCACTGATGAATTTAAAAGAATAAAAAAAGATACACAAAGTACATTTAAAGTAAAGAAGACAAAAATATCAGCAGACTCGTTTCAAAAGAACACACCATCTCTTCGTGCTCGTTCTAATCAAAAAGCACTTCCAGGAACTGGTAGAGGTACGCCAATAGTTCCAAAAAAAACTAAGGTAGGTTCTTCTATTAAAAAAACTATTGGTGATGGAGAAGGAGATCAGAGTATATTAGAGAAAATTTTAGCAGGTGTAACCTCAATTCTCGGTACATTAAAAGAAAATCAGAACCAAAAGAAGAAGATAGCAAACACAGAAAGAAGACAATTAGAAAAGAAAAAAAGAAAGGGAAAAGAAGATAAACTTGAGAGTGGTATATTTAAAGGACTAGCAAAAGCTGCTAGTAAAATCCTTAAACCAGTAGAGGGATTGTTAAGTCGTATTCTTAAATTTATTGGAACAATCTTAATAGGAAAACTTCTTCAAGCAATAGTTACTTGGATAAGTGACCCTAAAAATGAAGGAAAACTTGAAGCAATTGGTAAATTTTTGGAAGTAACATGGCCTGGTATATTGGGAGCATTCCTTGCATTTTCAACAGGTTTTGGTGGTGTTATAACTGGATTAATTGCACTGGTTGCAAGATTTATTCCAAGGATTGCAGCAACAATATTAAGATTGGCAGCATCAAATCCTCTTGTTGCTGCTGCAATTGCTGGTGCTGGTTTATTTGTTACTGGTGCTGTTGTCCCCAAATTATTGCCAGGAACAGTTGATGAGCAAGAAAGAAAAACTGAAGAAGCACCTGGAACTAAAGAAGAAAAAATTACAAAACTCAAAGAGCAGAAAAAAAACTTAAGTCTTTTTGAAAAGATGCAAGGAGTTGGTTTAGAAATTGATGATCAAATTGAATTTTTAGAATCTGGTAAGACTGCAAGATATGCTGGTGGAGGAAAAGTTCCTGGGTCAGGTAATAGTGATACTGTTCCAGCAATGCTTACTCCTGGTGAGTTTGTGATGAGTAAAGGTGCAGTAAAAGAATATGGTGTGGGCACTTTAGCATCAATGAATGCTATGGGTGGTGGAACAAATCGTCCAATGATTAAAGATGGCACCACTTATGCCAAGGGAGGTGGAAGTATTTTAGGTCCAATGCCATCTGTCATACCAGACACAGAACCACGTTCTACTGCTAAACCAGAAAAACCAAAAAAAGGTAGTGGAGGAAGTTTAAAAAATCTTAAGGGACAAGATTTTAGAGACTTAGCATATATTGTTAGTGCAGAGGCACAGAGGGGAACTGATGATGAGTACGGAGTTGCTGCAGCAGTTTTGAATAGAGTTGCTGATCCTGCATGGCCAAATACGGTAAAAGCAGTTGGATCTCAAGCAGGTCAATTTGAGGCAGTATATACTGGTAAAGCATATGATGATGAAGAGTTAGCAAAAAAATTTGCATCTGCTGATGGACAGGCAAGAATTGTAGAAGCAATGAAAATGCTGAAAGGCAGAACTGACTTTAAAGGAACAAGTCAATATGGAAATATGGGTGCCGGTGATGTAAAATTCTCAAATGGGGGCAACTTCTATCATTATAAAGAACAAGTAGGAAAAACTGATCCGGCACCAACACCACTTCCATCTTACTATAAAAAGTTTATTGGGACTGGTGGACCTTCTGTAACTCTTGCTGGCACAACTGCATCTACATATCGCGGTTCTTCCAGTATTAGTTCTAATAGTGAAACCAATGAAAATAAAAGTGGTGGAGGTGGTTTTGAAGGACTTTTAACACTTTCGAAATTGGCAACTATTGGTCCTTCGTCTTCATCCAGCACATCCAGTGCAACTATAGGATCAAAAACAGCACCAAAATCACCTCCACCGCCACCAGTTAAACAAACACCAAAAGTTTCTGTCTTGGATAGTAGTCAATCCTCTGGTGATAGCAATCAGGAAGTGCCAAAATTAGATTCTGGTGCGAACGTTAATGCTACTATACCATCACCACCTAAAGACTCAACTAAATGTTTAGTTCTAGGGATACCGGTGTAATAAGATATGGCATTAGCACTACTAGGAGGAGCAGCAAGAGCAGTGGGTGGACAAATAGCCAAGTCTAGTGGTAAGGCTATGGCAAAAAAAGTGATGAATCGTGGTGATAAGAAGCAAAAAAAATCTGTTAGTGGAGGATCAGCACAACAGAAGCAAGAGGGTAAGAAGAGTGGTGCCCTATCAATAAGACCAAAGACAACTTTAATTCCAGCATCTGTAATAAAGGCATCAGATACTAAAACTACTAGTGTTGGATCTGATGGTATACTTGTCACAATTTATAAAAAAGTTGTTGAGATTGATAAGTTACTGAAGGGAACTCTTGCAGAAGAAAAAGCACTTGCAAATGTTGAGACTAAAAATAGAAAAAAAAGTATTCGTGATGAAAAAGAAGGTAAATTAGAGAAGAAAAAAACTAAGGAAGAAAAAAAAGAAAAGGGATTATCTACTCCAAAGTTGAGTTTCTTTGATAGGATAAAACAATTTGTCACTAGTATCATCACTGGATTTATTTTACAGAAACTGATTGATCTTGGTCCAGAAAAATTAGAAGGAATTATATTAGCAATTAATAGTGGGCTTGATACTACTGTAAAATTAATCATTGGAGTTATAGATGGATTAGGAACTTTCCTAAAATGGGGACAGGATGCAATTGATGGTTCAAAAGATTGGTTAAAAAATAATCGTGGTGATGAAGCAGTAGGAAGATTTAATGAACTAATAGGTTCATTAGGTAATCTCCTTAATGCAACAATAATTGTTGGCAGTCTTGCCGCAAGACTTGGAGCAAGACCTGGTTCAAAACCTGGAGCAAAACCTGGAGCAAAACCAGGGGTAAAACCTGGAGCAAAACCAGGGGCAAAACCAACCAAACCTTTAATTAGAAAACCAGGATCTCGATTAGATCCTCGTGGCAATGCAAGAAATATACAAAGAAGACATGGAACTGCTGCTAGAGGATTATACGAACAGGCTTATGAAAAGGGAATTAAAAACGGAAAGACTAATCTAGCAGCAGCAAAGAGTGCAAATGCTTCTGTAAAGAAAGCAATTGATAATAAGAAGATAGTTTCTAAACCTCAAACAGGATCTCTTGGTGGCACCGATAAAGGAAGTAGTATTAGGAAAGGTGGATCACAAAAGATAGGTAAACGAGTTGGATTAAAACTTTTTGGCAAACAAGGAGTCAAGTTAGTCTCAAAAACTTTTGGCAAAATACCTGTAATGGGTCCTCTAATTGTTGCTGTTGCATCATTGCTTTCAGGGGAACCAATGGGGCAAGCAGTATTTAAAGGAATAGGTGCTGCTCTTGGTGGATTACTTGGATCATTTATTCCAATTCCTGTGATTGGAACAATCCTTGGCGAAACAATAGGTGTTCTCGTCGGTGATATGATGTACTCTTTACTTTTCGAAGGGAAAGAGGGAGTTGCAAATGCAGGCAAGAAGTTTATGACTGCACTGAAGACTGCTCTCGATATTGGTGGTCTTATTGTAAACTTCTTTAAGGAAGGATTTGGTAGATTCTTTAAGGACTTCCCAACAGTTGATGTTCCAAACTTTCTACCGTTTGATGCTATTCAAAAAGCAATGGCAGGAATATTCCCATTCCTTGATAAAGATAAAGATGGAAAAGTTGGAAAGATGCCAGATCTCAGTATATTATTTGATCCACTTAAAATAATTACTAAATTAATACCCCATGCTGCAGCATCATTCTTACCTGCTATTTTTGGATCAGGTGGAACTGCATTTGGAGATACTAAAGCATCAGATAATGATGAGAATAAGAATAAAGACATTAAAACCACTGGTAGTGGTGGAACAGAACCTCGTGTAGGTGAACCCAAATCAGTATCACGGACGGGAAATGCATCTGGAGAAACTGGCAAACGTGGAAATGCAATCTATCTTCATTGGACTGCTGGAAATTATAATAGTACTGCTGGACCCTACCATACAGTATTCACTGGTGATGGTACAATGCATAGAAAAACTGAATATACTCAACGTTCTGGGCATACAGAAGGTAGAAATACTAATTCTGTTGGATTGTCACTTGCTGCTAATCCTGATATAAATCAGTGGCCAACAGAGAAGCAGAAAGTTGCAATGGCAAAAGAGGGAGCACGTATTGCGAAGGGATGGGGATGGTCTGCTAGTGATATTAATTTAAATAAAGTTTTAACTCATGGTGAGGCAGGATCTAATTTGGATGGAGTTAATGCTACCACAAATTATGGTTTATTTGGTAGAGGTGATAGTAGAGTTCAACCAGAAAAAGAAAAATTAGCAAAAGGTTCGATTGCTCCTTTTGAGCGTTGGGATTTAGATATTATGAAGAAAGGTGATAAGTATGGAAGTGGTGGTGATGAGATGCGTAATAGAATTAAAGGATTTATGAAATCAGGTGGACCCACAAAAGGAATGGGACCATATGTACTGGGTGAAGAAGGTCAGGAATTTGTTTTAGATAATGATTCTTATACATCAATCAAAATGAAGTATCCAGGATTCCTTGCTGCATTAAATGCTGCAGATGGTGCAGGAGCTTTAAAGGTATTAGAAGCATATGCATCATATGAACAAGGTGGTGCATCAACTGTCATTATAAATCAAAATCAACTTCCTGTTAGCGCCATGCAACAGGAACAATCATCATCAGTACCTGTGTTTATTCCTATGGGTGCTGGCGTCAATCAAACAGATATTCTTTATGCGACATAGGTTAAATAGATGTACGAGGTAATATAAAATGTCAGACGCAGTAACATTAAGATCATCTACACCGTCTATCCCAACAGATATACGGGTTATATCTAACGAAGATCCTAGTAAGGAAATTAACTTAGTTGGTGGACTAATATCTATTGCATATTTTGAAAGTCTATTAAGTGATACTCTTAGGGCTACAGTCACATTTGTTGATTCTGGAGTCAATGATTCTGATAAAGTTAAGACAAGTATTGTAGAAGGTCTTCCTATTGTAGGGCAGGAAAAAGTTATATTAAAATTTGAAGATAATAATAAAGTTTTCTTAGGAAAAAAACCTGAACTTATAATGTATGTGAATAAGATTACTACACTCTCAGATGATACTAGAAAAAGTCAAATGAAAATTGATCTGGTTTCTGCAGAATATATAAGAAATGAAAAATCTAGAATTACAAAAAGATATGATGGAAAAATATCTGATACTATTAAACAAATTTTAACTGAAGGAAATAGTATTGGACTTAAAAGTATCAAAGATATAAGTGATATAGACCAAACATTAAACAATTATAATTTTATTGGAAATAATAAGAAACCATTTTATATTATCAATTGGTTATCAAGAAGATCTGTATCTGCAGAAAATCAAAAGTTGGGAAAGAGTGCTGGATATTTCTTTTATGAAACTGCTGATGGATTTCATTTTAAATCAATTGATAGTTTATTCTCACAAAAACAAAAAAAATCAATCATTTTTAATGAGACTCCAGGAACACCTTCTGGATATGATTTAAAGGCACTTGAATATGATAAAGATAATAATGTCAATGTTCAAGATAAACTGAAGATGGGTGCATATTCTACAAGAACAATATTATTTGACCCATTCACTACATTTTATGAGGTATTGACTCCTAATGCAGCAGAAGATGAAGATAGTTTAAAACTTGCCGGTAAAAAACTACCCAAACTTAATGATGAATTCAATAATGATGGAGTAAATAAAGAATTTACACGAACAAGTTATTATCTTCTCGACAAAGGGACGCTACCAACGGGAGACTCAAAACAACAGATAGAAAAATCAGATGAAGAGAACTTTGAATATAAACAAATCTTGAATCAATCTATTATGAGATTCAATCAATTCTTTTCTGCCACGTCTAGTGTCACGATTCCAGGAGATTTCTCCCTTCATGCTGGAAATATGGTATACTTAGATGTACCTGAATTGGAAGGAGGAGATACAACTGATGTAAGCAAGCAAAATAGTGGTCTATATATTATAGCGGGACTAACCCATTATATTCATGTAAGAGATGGTACTTTTACAAAACTATCTTTAGCAAGAGACTCTTTCGGAAAAACAGGAACAGCAAGTAAAACTAGTATAGCAAATTAAATGGAAAGTATAGAAAAGCATATCAAAGTTGATAAAGAGATTTTAGATAACTCATCTATATCTCCACAACAACGTCGCCATATTGAAGGTGAACTACATGAACTAGAAATTTATGCAGAAAATCATAAGGAAGAAATTGCTGCAGGAGATCATCATGATCCTACAGCACTAGAACTTTTCTGTGAGATGGAACCTGATGCTGACGAATGTAGAGTATACGAGGACTGATGGAAGGAGGATCTCTATTTAATTCTGGTTTTCTTGGGGCATCTTTTTTATGGTGGGTCGGACAGATTGCTGACGACTCTACCTGGAGAGATAATATTAATGCAGGAAAATATCCAGACAAAAATAGTATTCCTGGATGGGGCAGAAGATATAAGATAAGAATTATTGGTCTTCATGATCAGGGACAAGAAACAATCCCCGATGATCAATTGCCTTGGGCTCAAATCATGTATCCTGTTACGGCAGGTGGTGGTCAGGCTGCATCTAAAGCAACATCAAATCTCCGACAGGGGAATATGGTGTTTGGGTTCTTCCTTGATGGACAGGATCAGCAAGTTCCTGTCATCATGGGAGTTCTTGGTAACAATTCACAGACAGTACTGAATCAAAAAATTGGTACTAATAGAGTTACAAATTCTCAACCAGGAACTTTAGCAACATCTGGATATGCCGATGGTGCAGTTGAGAAAAAAGGTAGTGCAAGAGAAGTTCCACCCGATAATGATAAGGGAGTTAAACAACCAGCAAAAAAACCAGAAGATTCCTCAAAAGAAGCAGGACCTGGAGCTGCACCAGCAGCTGGTGCAACAAATGAAAACGCAGATGGAGCACATCAAACAACTGCTGCAGATACTAAGCGTCAAGCAAAGTGTGATCAGAAGATTGTTCTTTTAAAACCAGATGTCCAAGAACATATTGCTTCTGCACTTAAAGGTATTCAAACTGCGATTGATAATGTAACTACTACGATTGATTCATATCTCCAAGCAATTCAGAGTTATGTTGATGCTGTTACTAATGTGATTAGTGATATACAAAAACTGATGAGAAATTTTGCATGTGAGATTGCAAAATATATGAAAATTATCTTTGATAAGATAATGGAATATGTAATGAAGACGTTAAATAAAGAACTGGCAAAAGTTGTAGCAGCACTTCCTTCAAGTTTCAGAGCTCAATTCTCTGATATGAAGCAAGTATTTACTGATTTGATTCGTTGCTTATATTCGAAAATGACTGCTAACCTTTGCGATAAAGTTGCAGAAGCTCTTGCCGGTGCCATAGATATACCAGGACTTATTAAAGAAGCAACTGATAGAGCAACAAAGGGTGAGGATGAAAATGGATATCCTTCAGGAGCAACTACAAATCCATATGTTCCAATGTGTACCGCAGAAACAATCACTGCTCAAGTATTAGCAGGATCAAGACCCGAAATAGATGCTGCCAACAATAATTTATTAGACAATTTAAATTCATATCTGGAAGATGTAAATGAAATTCTTGCTGGAATCACAGGAATTATTGGGGATATTAAAAATTTAATTCCAGACATTGGTGGAAGTCTTACGTCAGCTCTTTCTTTTACAAACATCAAATTAAATGTTTTTGGTTGTGAAGTAACACCAACTATTGCTGCTTCTGATTTCTATACATTCTGTCAGGGTGGTGATGCACAGACCGAGGGAGAGACACCAAGTGAAAAATCTGTTGATGCAAAAACTGAAGAGATGTCTAAAAATGAAGGCGGTGTTCAAGGAAAAGAATCTGCAAAAATGGTTGAACCTACTAAAGCAACACCAAATGTAGATAATACGACTGTTGGTGCTGGAACTCAACAAGAATTAAGACAAATTAATTCTGCAGTGGCATAATAAATATGATTATGATGAACAATAAAGTATAATCCCGGATGTCGTTTAATATCTTCGGACCTGCTACTAAAAAAGACATCCGTGTTGGGTATATTGATCCCGACACAGGATATGTGCAGAATATAAGTATTCTTGAAGCAAATAAGTATGCTGCATTAAATCCAGGCACGATATTCATACTTAAAACCAGAGATGCAACCAGATATTTAACACTTAATGAAGTAAATGCACTAACTCCTGATGTATTAGATGTTGATAGTAATGTTTGTGATGGAATTCGAGGATTAAGACCAGGAGAAAGAGCACCCTTTGATGATAATGACGCTGGATGTAAAGGAAGATTATTTCTTAGTGGAGGTGGTGGTGTAGGTGCAGTAGGATCTCCTATTTTTGGTAGAGATGGATCTCTTCTTGCAATTAGAGTTGTAAGTGGTGGATTTGGATATAAGTATCCACCCAAAGCAAAACTAGTAGACTCATGCAAGAGAGGGTCTGGTGCTGTTATAAGAACTATCATAGGTGAACTACCGCCGACCACAGAATATTTTGATCAAGAAGAAGACTTTGAAATATATGATTTAACTCCAGATGGAACAGAACTTTCTGGATACGGACTTAGATATGGTGTAGATGGTGAAGTCTTAGGAGAATGGGATCCTAATTTATTTGCCACACTTGCACAAGATCCTATTAGAGATGAAATTCAAAGGTATCAAGATTTTTTAAGGCAAGGCATCAATCCTTTCTGGCATACAAGAAAAGAAAGTCCAATTTCAGTCACCTTTAGAGATAAGACATCTCGTGTTCTTCATTATGTTTCTCATCCTGCCTGGGATGATAACTTTATGGATAAGTATGCGGTTTCTCCTGTACCAAGTTCAAGTGCTCGTGGTAGTGACTATGCTGGATACATAGCAACTATGGAATGGGAGGAAAACTTTCCTTATACGGGAGAATATACTTTTAGGGGTATGGGTGATAACATTTCTAAATGTTACCTAGACAATGAACTTATAACTGAAGCAAGAAATTTTAAAGTAGGCCCTCTTCCTAAAAATATTGTAAAGAAGACTATTCAAGAGGGTGTCCATAGAATCAAAATAGATTTATATAATATACCAATCAAAGAAAAAGTAATAGTCAAAGCTCCCAAAGGAGATTCCACTAATATTAATTTTAGAGTCACAACATCCGCAGAATTCGCAAATGGAATTAGGATTCCTGGACTCGGTATCAATGTTAGCAAGCAATATAAGGGAAAGCAACTAAATGAATCGTTTAATCGTGACATTAATTATGGCATAGAATATGATGTAACCACTACGAGTGGTGGAAAAGGTAGGATTAAACTTAGAACTTCTGGACAAAATGTTCTTCAGATGGAAGAAACATCTGATAATGATTGGCAAGATTTAGTTTGTACTATAAGTGGTGGTAGATTTATTAAAATAAATGGCAACAAATGTAAACTAATATTTGATGCACCACCTAATACGGCATCTGCATCCAATGTAACATCTTCTTCAGATACAATCTTTAATACGATAGATTATATCAACAAGGCAGATAGAAAACTTTGGAGAACAAATGTTTATGGTCGTGGTGGGTTCATTAATGACTTTGGGGTATGTCCATTTAATACTAGACAATCATTAAATGATAATCCATATTCCGGAACACATAGAATTCGCTGGAATGATGTTAATGTTCCAGCAGATGGCAATTATAAGATTGATGTTGAAGTTGACGACCGGGTGAAGTTGTCCTTCATTAAAGGTGGTGACAGAGTTGAAATTGAAAAGAATGGATTTGTTGGTGATTCTAATAAAGGAACTGGAAAGACCACCTATGTAAAATTTTTAAAGAAAGGAAAATATAAAATCATAGCAGAATTGTATCAGAAACCTGGAGGTAGATTTGCATTTGATGGTGATGGTAATTCAAAGTCGAATAGGATTACTGCACGATTTGTAAATCGCGATGGTAAAAACTATCTCAAAGTTGATGGATCTGGATCAGCAGAAATTGGTTTTCGTTTAAAGGTTGATGACAACTTTAGAACTTCTGGAATTTTTGCATCTAAAGTTAAAATTGGTCTTCCTCCAAATGATTATGTTCTTCTATCTAGAAGTAGATCTGGGAGTGGATATAAAGAAAGAGAAACAATTACTGGGTCTGATACATTCGAGGCAGGGAGAGAGTATCTTATACAGACTATTGGATCTTCATCTGGTACAGGATCTAGAATACAAAATAATGGAAACTCTATTGGGTATGATGATAATATTGGCAATGGATTTGATAGAAATGGTGAACTTTCTATCATCAAAATAAAGAATCAACAACCTTCATCGGTAAAGGGCATTAATCCGATGGCACTTGCTATTAATGTTCAATTAGATTCTGCAGAGGTTGAAAGAATTTCTCCAAAATCTTGGAATGAGAATCCGATGGGTGCTGCATTAACAATTGATGCACCTCTACCTCCAATTCCAGAATCACCTATTCCTGTTGGTGAAGGAAGATGTCCTAAAAATCCAATTTGGACTACAAGATTTCCTGGTGGATCAAGTAAATGGTGGCCTGTAACTCATCCTGCATGGAGTAGATTTACTAATAGATTTGCATTGTCACCTCTACCTCCACTCAGCACTCTTAATAGTGATGGTGGTGGAGGAGTTACTTATTCCAATACATGGCCACTTGAAATTCCTTATGATGGATTTTATGGATTCAAAGGAACTGCTGATAATGCAGGAAGAATTTTAGTTGATGGTAGAGAAGTTTATAAATTTAAAGGATTTAAAAACTCTTCACCTAAAATTGAAAAGGTAAAACTGACTGAAGGAAGTCACACAATTAAAGTTGAGGTCGAAAACTTTAGACAAGAGAATACAAAAATAATTAAGAAGAAAATTTTTAGTACGCAAGACTGGGCAAAAAAACTTTCTTCTGCTGCAGCCACTGATGTTGATGTCAATTTTAGAGTCACATCGGATGCAAAATATGCAAACTCTGTTAGTTTTGGTGGTGCGTTTTCATTTTCTAAAGAATATGGTGGATCTCAATTAAATGAGAGCACATCTAAAAAATTAGAATCTGGAAAAGTATATGACGTTGTTTTTAATAGTAGCGGACAAAACGCTAAAGTTAAACTCAGAACTGCCGGTGAAGGTGTAGTTGAGATGGAAGATCTTACAGATAATGATTATACTGATATTATCATTAGTGCAAGTAAGGGAAAATTCTATGATTTAAATGGTAATAAGTGTAAGTATGTTGTTACTGGTGAAACTAAAACTACAGCAGTTCAGGCATCACCAACTCAAAATGGTGTAACATATTCTGGACCTGAAGTCTTTAGGTATATTGATACTAGAAAGAATGTTTGGAGTGACTTTATGAACAAAAATAATGTATCTCCATTCCTCCCCCCACTTAATTCTGATAACCCAGATATTGTCGGACTAAGAACTTTTACTTGGTCTAATGTAGATTTCTTTGAAAGTGGTAGATATGAATTGAAATTGCAATCAGATGATGTAGCTACATTGTTTATTAATGGTCAAAAAGTTGCTGAATCTAAAAGTTTTAGTGGTGAACCATTCACTCAGTTTGTTGATTTGAGTGCAGGAAAATATGAATTAAGAGTGACACTGACAAACATTCAACTACCTAAAAATATATTTGCCAACTATAATCCAACAGGATTTGCTCTTAAGATTGTTAAAGATGTTGTCAAAGTAATTTCAACTCCACCATGGACAACTAATCCACTCTGTGCATCTGCAATTATTATTCCACCACCATGCCCCAAAGTAATTGAAGGAACTGGTGTTGTTACAGACATCATTGCAGAAGAACCAGGCAATGGATATCCAACCCCTCTGAGTGGTGGTCCTCCAGTTACTCTTGTTCTTAAAGATGTTATACCAACCTCTCCTGGAATTAATTATGGACCAGATGATTTAATTTTTGTAAATGGAAACCCACTCAAACCAATACTTGGACCTTTTGGAACTGTAGATGGAGTTGAGCGATCAGATAGACCTTACTATGGAATTACAGAGTATCCAAATATAACAATGCCATCTAATACTGGTGTTGGATTTAGGGGAAGACCAGTATTTGAACCAGTGATTGTTCCTGAACTTGTAATACCAGACGATCAACTCCTCCAGGTCACAGATTTGGTTGGACTTAAACAGACTGGATATGTGAATGGAAGACCATACTATGGTTCTACATTCTCTCAGGATGGAATTCTTTATGCTGGCGTCTACAAGACCACAGGAGACCTTATTCAGGTCTATGCAACTCTTCAAGAGAGTGTTGATAATCAGGTCACTACAAGGGCATCTGCAATCCTTAGACAGGGTTCTGATGTCACCAGTAATGATCCACGACTTAACATACCAAATACTCCAGATAATCTCATCTAGGGTGTTAAATAGTTCATACACTTTAGTGGGAAAAAATGGCGACCGCAGGTAATGTAAATCTTGATAAGTCTGGTGGTGGTAACAATGTAAAAAGTAATTACACTGCTATTACATGGGGGAATGATCATGGTGCGATTTCTTTTGGATCAATTCATAAAAGAGCAGATGTAACATCAGATATTATGCTCCAAGCATCTGATGGCGAGCACTTCTTTTCTATGGATAAAGATGGTCCTAGAAAGGGATGGACGACATCAATGTGTCCTGGAAACTTCCAAGTTGAGTGTGGAAGTAATAGGGCTAAAGCAGATGATACTTGCATGATCAATGCAAAGAATGGTAATATTGACATTATAGCAACTAATGGTAAAATAAGATTGCAAGCAGACAGCATTGAAATGTTTGCATGTGGTGCTGGTGATGAAGGTAATGTGCAGATAGTTGCTACAGAAACTGCTAGTATATTTGGCACTAAAGTTATTGTTAACTCAAAGGTTAATACTAAAGTTATGTCGTCTGGTATTACTGAAGTAATTGCAAATAGTTGTCTTAAGATGTATGGATCTATTATTAGTGGTGTAAGTGATGCAGTTGCAGTTAAAGATTCTAAGGTTGGTGGTCAAAGATATCAACAACAACAAAACATAGTATAAGGAGTAAAGATGTCATTTAATTTAGACGATGCCAATGTTGGCGGACAAATGAAATGTGGTACTGGTATCTTTCCTGCTATTGGTGAAGGTGTTGCTAGAATTAATGGTTCTGCAGGAATAGAAGGACCTGTTGTTATTGGATCACCAACACATTTTCCAACTGCGTTTGCAGGAACAAATATTGGACCTCTCACTAATAGTGATGCACTTCCTCCATTTGCACCAGGAGCATTGCCACTTGGATTGAGTAATCCATATTCATTGATGGTGTCTCCAAACTGTGGAGTTCTTGGCAATCTAGATGTCAATTTTAGAATTCAAGCAGGTGGTCCAGTTTTTGGTCTTTCTGTCGCAGATTATAGGGGTAATGTTTTAGCAGCAAAGAAAGACTTTGATATTCCACACCCAACTAAAGATAGTTGGAGACTGCGACATGTTGCACCAGAGGCACCAACAGCAGATGTATATGTCAGAGGGAGAGTAGCAAATAAAACTGAAATTATCCTCCCTACATATTGGAAAGGATTAGTTGATTGGACAACAATTACAGTCAATCTAACTCCAATTGGAGCACACCAGAATGTAATTGTAAAGAGAATTGATGAAGAGAAAGTATATCTCCAAGCACATGGAGGTATGCCAATCAATTGCTTCTACCACATCTATGGAGAAAGGCAGGACTGTGAAAGAAACATAGCAGAGTATGAAGGAACATCTCCCGAAGATTATCCAGGAGATAATAGTCAATATTTACAATCAGGAAAAGTTTAAAGAGATTTAATTATGGCAGAACCAGCAAAAGAGTTTATTCCATCCCCCAGAAGTAAAGATTGTACCAAAAAGCCAGGTGGTTGGGGTGTACCAATGGCCGATTATGAGTATATTTGGTTTAGTAATAAAGGAGAGGATGATTATCCAGAAGAAGCATGTAGACCATACTACCATTTATCTGCACAGATTGATGACTTTCAAGTAAATTCATCCATTACTGGTGCTTGTGATATTAACATTACAGGTGAAGTCGTTGCATCCGAAGTTACTGCTGATGGTATTACATTAACTTCAAGAAAACCTTTTGATATTCCACACCCAACTAAAGAAGGATATCGTCTTCGTCATGTATGCTTAGAGGGTCCTGAGTCTGGTGTTTATTATCGTGGTAGGTTATTAAACTCAAATAAAATTAAGATTCCGGAGTATTGGGATGGCTTGGTTGATCCAAATACAATCACTGTAAATCTAACTCAAATTAGAACTTCGCAAGACTTGATTGTTGATGAAATTTCTTGGGAAGATAAATTCATAAAAGTTAAGTCTGGTGGTGCAGTTGGAATTGATTGCTATTATGTAGTTTATGGTGAACGAAGTGATGGTGAGAAACTCATTGTAGAATATGAAGGAAAGTCATCCGATGATTATCCTGGAGACAATTCAATTTACAGCATCAATCGATAGGGTTGACAAGGATGCCCAAATGCCCTATAATACCTAGGTAAGCAGGACACCCCCATGCAAGACGACTACCTCACACGATGCGTCGTAGACCCCGTAAAGCGTAAGTTCTATCTGTACTCTGAGCAAGGTGATGAGAGAGTTCTTGACTGCGAAACCGTAGACCAGTTCATGAGTGTGCTAGAATTGTGTCGTGCTGTGCTTGATGAAGACATACTTGCGTATGCATCTCCACTCTGAGGGAAAATCAACTTTTAATTCCAAAAAGGGGGGTAAAAAAATTCCCCAAAATTTTTGCCCTATTACCTTTTTATGAATTTTTACAATCCATCATTTTACAAAGAAATCTTAATTTGCTATAATTATGAGACCAGAAACCCGACATTCTATGGAAATGTTATTTTCAGCAAAATGGAATCTTCCAAAAGCAGCAAGAAACGCAGGATTGACTGATAAAGAGATGAAAATCACTTTTAACGAATATTGTAGTCTTCACCCATGTACCTATGAAATTGAACAATCTGAAAATCTACTGTCAAACTGAAGAGGACCAATCTAACGTAT